GGGATTATTGACGGTTGCTGATGACGCCGTTGTCTCCAAGAGGAGCAAGCGGTTTAATGTCAGTAGCAACAAATGTGCAGGCTTTTTCTTGTACGAGGTCGTCGATACTGAGACCTGAACCTTCGTTCAAGATTTGGACGCCGTACATGCCCATACTTGCAGCGGCACCGTATTCGTTGGCCATCGAAATGGTCAAAGCGAATGGAGGGATTTGGTCAGCGTAGCGAATGTTCTCGGCTGTTAATCTGCTGAACAAATCAGTAACCTTGATGGTGTCTTTGTTTTGGAGTGTTTGAGCATAGTACTGGTTCCAGTTGGATGGATTGTACAAGTTGTTATAGTTTGACCATCCAGCTGTCTCGCCGCTAGCCTTATATAGGTTAGCGCTCGCGCTATAGCCCCAGTCTTTGAATTTTAACTTAGAACTCTTAACTGCATCAAGCAGAGCGTCCTTATCGAAGACTAGGAAGACCATAGTTCCAGAGATACCCCGTTTGTTCTTAGCAAAACCACGAGGGTTAGCAGAACCGAGGGAGTACAACGGAGCGACTTCTCTATGAACAGCATATGTTATTGCTTGTAATTCGCCGAACACAACATCATTGATCATTACAATGATATCGGCTCCAGCGAAGTTAGAGTATGTTCTAACTTCAGTATTCATTAGAGTCTATTCCTCCTCGTATTTTTAGATTACTGTTGTCGGGTTAAGTTCGGGAACTTTCTGGAAACAGTGACCAGGATTCTCCGTAACTCTGACGGAATTTCGAGCTCAAGTTCTACATCGATGTCTCCAACGATGCTGTTATTTCCGCCGAAGAACAACTGGAATGTTCCATTTGTTACAGCGCCATTTTTAGCGAATGTTGCGATGACATCTCTAATTGCTGTTTCAATCGAGTTGACATGCGGGATGTCAAGCGGTTCGCCAATGAATGGGTCAGTTGCGGAACGAACTGATTTCATCATACCGTGGATAATTCTAACGGTAGATAGAGCTTGGAAGTCAGAGCTCGCAAGGGAGGCCAATAGACCTTCGATAACAACGACTCCTCGACCGACTTTGTACCGTAGAACGGTGAATTTATTGTCTTTGAGAGCTTCAGTCTGAGCTGGTGAGAAATTGTAACGGAGGTTAACTGCGTTAGCAATAACTTTATTTGTAGTACCAGACTGTACTGGTAGGCTACTTGCTAGACCAAAGTAACAAGCAGGACTGAGGTTGATGTAGTTTCCACCGAAAGCAGTATCGTTGAAAACTGGTTCGCCAACAACAATGTTGATGTAACGACCGAGATCTACGCCGTCCACGACGTATGTGTTATCTGCAGCTACAAGATCAGCGCAAAAAGCGCTAATACCTGAGAGAGTTGTATCAGATAACGGTGCGACGCCGATGACTCCGATAATATCGTTATTGCGCATTGCTGCTTCAAAACAGAATTTTGCTAATTCTAGCGCGTCTGTTTTGTCATATGTTGGAGTAGCCCCTCTGAATCCTATGCAAACTCCTAGCGGGATTACTAACTCTGCGTCATATTCAAAGAATAGGTCGTATGCTCTTGCAAGCATGCCGCGGTAGCCATCACCGTAGCCAGTACCTTCTGTGTTAAGATATGTACCTAACTCAGGGGTAAGCTCGTCGTCTCCACCAAGAAGTGTAACTCCTTCAGTTAAAGCAACGTCAGCTGGGGTTGCTGCTCCATCAGTAGCAACAGCAGTTGTTAAGCCTAAAGTAGCAGTGTTTTCTTGGCCAGTAGCAACTACAATTCTTAAGTCTCCAAGGGCTTGATTAGCGTTGATAGCTGTTGCCAAGTCTCTAAGAGTAGTGATTACCGTAAGGTCATACTCGAATGTTGGGAGCTTAGCAGAATTTGTTTGGAGCAAGAGAGCATCTGCCACATTCCAAACTTTGAGTTTGTTGCTCTCAACGAGCATTCTTACATTATTGTACTTAGCGCCAGGGAATTTTCCATAGGCAGTAAATAATGTAACTCCGCCAGCGGTTTTAACTTCCAAAGAAGCATCAACACCGCTCACCCGAACACAGGTAATGCGTCTAGCACCAGCATAATAAGCTTCGTTGACAGCAGCTGTTATTAACGGTGACCCACAGTCGTCGATTACTGGAACAGTTGGGTTGCCATTACCGTCAACAGGGAATCCGCCGAAAGTAGCGATACCGTCTGCTGGACGAGTAATAGTCACTGGAGTAAGGACAGGGCCATCAGTAGCTGTACCAAAAACTAGAATTTCGTCTGTGGTAGGCTCGTTGGAAACGGCTACGGCAGGTTTCTTCTCTTTATACAGGGTATAAACACCTGGAAGATTAGCCATTTATTAATTCTCCTCCTGTTTTTTTAGTTTAACTTTGATTGTTTCAACAACCTGGTTAAAGACTTCTACGGTCTTTTCTATGTCAACTCTGTAGATGACATGTGAGGACGCCAGGTCTGCCCTCTGTACAGAAGCACGAGGAACATCCTCGGTTGCTTCCTGATATATCAACTCACTTACTCCTAATTCCTTAAAAACTCCCGTATAAGTGAGCATGAAATCTTCAAATTTTTCTTGGAGCCTTTCAACTTTAGGCCAGTTGACATCCCATATTCCGAAATCTACTAGATAAGTAAACCTCTGAGCAAATATAGTACTTGTCTGTTGAGGATTTAGGGGATCGGAAATTACCGCTCTCGGTCTCGGCTTGATCTCTTGTTCGCTACCCATCTCGGTAGGAAATTTTCTTAGATACAAATAGTCTATTATAGGCGATTTAATATCTTTGAATGACTCATCTTGAAGGGGATAGGCGTGAAGTATTTCAGCATCGTGAGGATATACAAGCTTCCAAGTTCTTTTCACAGTATCGGCAAAATCTGCAAAAGTAAAAATGGTTCTCGTTTTTACTGGAGGTGTTAGAATTTGTTGTAGTGTTCTTCTCTCGGTCATAGGCTTCCTCCTTAGCTGGTCAATACAAGAGGCAATCTAATGTTAAACGTTTGGGCTCTGACCGCATCTCTGGGCTGAACTTCAATTTCTACATTAAGATCTTTGCCGTCTACTGATCTGAGGATGGTGTATGTTCCAGCGGAAATTTGATACGTATCGATCAGTTCATTGATGTATCCGTTTATATAACTATCCAGATGGTCAATACTTACTGATACATTTCCAATCATGTTCTCTAATCCTATATCTCTGATATGAGATGAGACAGATTGCATAACCCTTATATCTTGAACGAGAGAGATTGTGTTCTTCGACATAGTTACTGACGTTGCTATAGCTGGCCCATTCTTTACAAAATTAACCATTGTAACAAACCCAACACTCGCAAGAGTATCACACTCATCGTATTTATAAGCAAGTTCAATGGTTCCAGAGTAATCGTGAGCAACAATAGTGCTAGTTTGATAATCTATTAAAAAATCAACATACTCTGTAGAAGAACTGCCATCAAGTCTTACGGCAGAGACAGAGCCTTCAATTGGACGTCTTTCAAGCAATTGAGGGTTAATGCTTAGATCAATTATCTCTGTCCGCGAGGTACTTTTTAATGAGTACCTTAATTGAGGAGCAGAGGCAATCTTTTTATTAACTGGACTGTGACCAGGTAATACCAGTGATAGAAGAGCGGAGTATGTTGCAACTCCATCTGAGTATCTCTGTTTTGTTGTTCCTTCAAAAAGTAAGAGTTCGGTTGCGATCACACTGAGATAGTATCCTTCTTCCCATCCAATCCGAGCTCGTTGATTTTGCCAAAGCTCAGTTATCCTTGCGTCAACAAGATCATCGAAAACTGTTGGAGTAGAAGGAACATCGATGGGTCTAACACCCATCACAGCAATTGCTTCACCATAATCCTTTTTCAATGAACAAAAACTTACTAGCACTGAAGCATAGTTTGTTTCGTCATCGAAATACATTCCTATCGGAGCTATAATGTGGATATCATAATCAAGAATTATTTCTAATGCCTTGAGAAGATTATCAATATCAAGCTCTTCTAGTCTAATTAAGTAAATATATCTTGCCCCAGCAGCATAGGCCTCTTCGTAAGCGTCAACTATATCTCCGCTAACAAACATCTTCTTGGCTTCAGCCAAAGATGTTACATAGGTCAGGCTGTGGTATGGGCCATCATCTGCTAATCCGATGAATACTATATTTTTGCCGTACGGAACTTTAGGAGGTTTTGCAATCGGCTTGTCATATATTGTATTGAAAGTTGGAACATATGATGCTGCCATTTAGTGTACCTCCTATATTAGTGGAATCTCTTTTATAGAATCTCTTATTTGATATAGAGCCATTGATCTGCTTTCGCTTTCGGCTATACTTCTTTCACAGGCAACTTTCCAAAATATTAGTTCTCCAGTTTCATCATACTTTGGTTCTGGATGATTAGCAGTATAAAACTCAGCTGTCTGAAACACGGGCAATCCGTCTTCACCAAATTCTGTTATTACTATTTCATCTCCTACTTCAACATGAGCACTTCGGAAAAAGTAGAAAAACTTAGCATTAATTGCTGTAGCTGCTGGTTCCAGAACTTCTATAACTCTAGGTAGAGACTGAGGAACTGATGCCATTTGATACCAAGATCTGTGTTTTTCAATGGTTGGTATCCAACCAGTACCAAGGCAGACATCGTGCCCGCTGTCATACGAACGCTCCAGGTCGTTGTAGCAAGTGCACTTTATCTTTTGGGTGTTCCTGATTAATAATACGAAACGAAAGCCTGAAAATAAATCTCTTACTTCTTTTAAAAGTGGAGATAATAGCTCTGGCTGTTTCTTTCTCGGTCTCAAGTGTTTCAATTCAATCTACCTCTTAGAAGCTATTTCTTTTTGCTAATGGATAAGGATAAAGAGTTTCGCCTTTAACTGCAGACTTTGGTAGCGGATAAGTGTTTCTGCCCATTGTCAAGTAGAGCTGTGCCCTATTTCTAAGAGCTTCGATTCTTTCGATCATCATCCTGTAATCTGGCGACAGATTCATTGGGCCTTTAACAATTAAGTCACCAATTTGTCTCATACCTGCTTGAAGCTTATTGTTCTCAAGCGTTTTGGTATGAAGCAAACGCAATGATGTTTCGTATTTAACATAATTATGATAAAAAATATTGTTAGTGGTCTCGGCTTGGGTTTCTCCTAGGTAATCTTCGTTCACGCTGCCATATGGTAAAGCAGCTATCTGATCTGCCCATTGACTTGTTGCGTGAATCATCCTAGCTATATCAAGATCTGTCTTGTCAGCTATTAGGTCTCCTGTAGCCTCGCGTACTTCTTTTATCTTTGAATAATAAGGGGTAAAAGGTGTGGCGAATATCCAAGTGATATCATCAACAAGTGGGGCTCCGCTTAAGGATAATATCTCTTTCCTAAGTTCAACAATGATAATTGTATTTTGGCTATAGGTAGGAGTTGCAACAGGGGTAGCTGATTCAGAAAAGAAGAATTGGATTATGCTGCCATTAACTTCGAAGTAGCCACCAATCTGAGTTGGCTCTCCCAAACCGTCTAGGTAATCTACTTTTACTTGAAAAGTTTCAGATGTTACAGTTGATGGATCAACATCATCTGTAAACCTAACCGTAATCGGTGACGGGTTTACAACAAACAGTTCTTCTGGCCCAGGCATTACTTCCATCACATCAAGAGGTGCAATCTCAGGCGTAGTCGGATTAGGATCAGCTGACGAGACTGGAATCACATATCTGAATTGACGCGGATCGCTCCACGCACCTATTGTGGGAGTTGTGCTATCAGAGATTGCTCTAACTCGCCAATAGTAGATATTATCATGAGCAAAAGTAACGTCTGGAACAACGAAACTGCCAGTTATGATTGAAGAATAAAGAGTGGTTCCAAAAGTGTTTTCGACACTTATTTGGAGTTCGTAAGTCTGGACATCCTCTACAGGATTCCATGAGAATTCGGTGAGAACTGTTAGAACAGACTTATCGACAGGAGAAACAAGGGAAACTTTATCAGGAGGGATAACGTCAGCAGTAGTAAAGTTCATATTCCAGTCTGTTCCCAGCATAGTGCCAGTTATAGACTTAATACCTCTAGTGCCACCGTTGATTATTACCTTATACCTTGTGGTAGGGTCTAGCTTATCTACAGGTTTAACCGTAGCGATCTTAGCTGATGGAGTATCTACAGAAGTATCATACGTAATTGTTGTAGGTATTCTGGTTGACGAATCGTCCAGCAGTACAATATTTGATCCAAGCGAATCTTTCGCCATATCGAAGGTGAAAGTCACCACGATGTCGGTATCAACAGAAACATTGGATGTGCCGTTTGCTGGCGATACGCTTCTAATAATATTACCTAAAGAGTTTAAGTAAGCCACTCGACGCACACCTCTTTATTTTTATATAAGGAGGCAGAGGAAACCCCTGCCTCCAGTTTTGATTGGCTTGGATTACTCGTCGATCATACGGATAACTTCTGGTTTCTTGTAGGTTTGAGCATAAGCAATATTCTTAGCTACAGAAATAGCACGACCGTTGTTCAAGATACCAGGCGCATAGCGCTCTTTAATCTTGAGGGCACGGATGTCTCTTTCTGGGTTATCCCATTGCTCGGTGCTGATATCCTCTTTAACCAGCATGATACCGATTTCGTTGCGGTCTAATACGTACATATCGAACCGTTTTTCAGCAAGACTGAAAGGAATAAACGGAGATAATGTAACGTTAACAGCAAACGGAAGTTTGCCCTGAACTTGGTCAGGAGTAATGCTGACAGTGTTATTTTGTCCACCGAAAGCGGCAACTGTCATACGGTCTAAGAGCGGATTTTTCGCGAAAATCGGCCATACCAACGGATGCATAAGAATGTCAGTTGTAGTGTAGCCATTAGCGATATTACCGATCATAAGATCGATGAAGTCTTCGACACTTAAAGTGTCATTCGGTTGATAATCTTCACCTAAGCCGTGAACGGCAAGAAGAGCATTGTCAGGATCACTAGCGTCTAAAGCTTTAACAGGGTCTTTGATGCAATGGCCGTGACGAGTAAATTCACGGAAGCACCATTCCTCTTTGTAACGAGCCATAGCGCGACCAGCTTTTTGAAGCATTACGCCGATAACGTCCCACTGAGAGTCGGATACCATTTCGTCGGTTACCCGAACGATGAGACCGACTTTCTTAACGGACACTTCGGTTGTGCTTTCTTTCCAGTTCACGTCTACAGTCTCTTGAGGGTAGACGCCCATTTCGGGCACTTCAGAGGCTTTAATGTCGCTCATAGCAGGGAATAAAATGCTACGGCCTTCGGTAATCCGAACAGGTCTGAACATTTTAGTTGCAATGTACATCGGCTCTGCAGTGTCTTTGATTACATCGATGATTGTGGTTTGCAGAAATTGAGAAAGATCGGGGGTGGAGAGAGCCTCTCTTAAGGCGATACGGTCTTTGACCTTCTCTCCCCGTCCTTCGGCCTCAATCTGCGCAATATATCTCTCAACGAGGCCTAGTTCATTCATTAGCTTATTTTCCTCCTTGTTAACTTTTATCTATTAGTATTTAAGTAAGATTCTTGCTACGCCTACAGCGCCTAGGTAATCCCAAGAAGCTGGCATACCAACTAAAGAGTTAGGGTCAACTCTGTATGTCACAACGATGTTGCGGACAGTTGGAGTTGTTTCCTCTTCAGCAGTAACTGTAAGAATTTGGGTAGCGGCGTTGTATTGGTAGTACGGAGCAGATGGAGTAGCTTGAATGCTGTCTACTTCTGTTCCATCAAGGGTGACTGTGATTGACTCAGGATCGACCTTGGCCACTGGGTCAAGTGCGCAGTTAGCTACTTCTGCGCCAGCCGCAATAGTAAATCTTTGAATGCGAACTGTTTGAGCAGCAAGTTTACCGTCGGTTAATCCAGGTTGTCCGCCGCCGATGGTTTTCCAAGCGCCAGGAGCGTTTGGTCTCATGTAGTCATCGGTGTAGGGATATGTGTAATCTGGATCGTATACGGTTCCGCCGTCTTCTGGAGCTGGCTCTGGAGTAAACTCCTCGCGGTTGCTCATGCGGCCTTCGTAAACTTGCTCGATGTATTGGAGCCATCCGAGCGGTGGCATATCGGTGTCAAGCTCTAAGCATTGACCGACAATGAGGTGAGCAGAGTCAGTGCCAGGAACCCAGCGAACGAATTTGCCGCAAGGGCCAGCTTTGACGTAATCGCCAGCTGCTAATTCGTTAGCGGTGTTAACGTAGTCAGTTCTAACGTTGGTGGCACAACCCCACATCATTTTGAGGTCTTCCATGGTTGGCATGCCTACACCAGAGGTTGTTACAACACCGTCGGTGATACCGTCACCAAATACATCTGCAGGATTTGCGATATAAGGAACCTCAACATATTCACGAGTGATGATAGCTGGCTGAAAATCGTCAGCACCAAACATATCGTGATATACTTTGCCCTCTGTATCGAATCTGTTGAAGTAGTTGTAAGGGGCAACACCGATTGAGTTGTTGTTAGCGCCGTCAGCCACAGTGATGATGTTGCGGTATTTGCCTGTGAGGTAATCTTTGGCTTTACCTTTAACAGCAACAATAGTACCTTTCGGAACAACAACCTTGCTAAGTCTCCGTCCTACGGCATAAGGATAGCTGAACAATCCCTTAAGGGTATTGTCGATTATCCACTGACCGCCAGGGGCATCTCCAGGAGACTTGATAAGATTAGTATGGGAGCGAATTGTGGCATTGACTTTAGCTCCGCCTTGATCATAAAGTGCCATTTACTTATTTTCCTCCTCTTTTAGTTTGTGGAATGTCTTTCTTTGTAAGTAAGCGTTTAAAGACTTCATTGGGGGTAAGGTTTAATTCTGGGGCTTCTTCTTCGGCTTCTTGAGAGATGTTTGTGATAATTCCTTCTTCGTCATTTTCAACTAAGCCTGGGTTTTCAACTCTCTCTATGTGTCGAGGAAGAGCGGGTTTCCGATGAGCTAAATCATCGAGAGTATCACGCAGCGATTCTTCAGATCGTGATACAAGCCTTGCAGTTTCAGCTTCAACGTCAGCTTCGGAGATATCTCCTAATTCAACTTTGCGCTTAACGACTTGTTCCACTAGACCATGGAGATTGGCCGCTTTTAGTTCTGTGATTTGCGCCGTGAGAGCTTGGTTCTCAGTAGTGAGAGCGTCGATTGCGCCCTGGAGTTCGACAATCTTATCTTCTAGCGCCTTGATATCTTCTGATCTGTCAGAAGTCTCACTTAAAATTCCTAGTTCTTTGGCAATTGCAATAACCTTTTCTGCGAAAGCATTGGGTTCTTCGACATTTGCCTCTCCTACTGGAGCCTCGGTTCCGCTTTCGGACTCTTCAACTTCTTGAGTTTCCTCAGCAACCTCGGCCTCTTCGGATGTATTAGTATCTTCGACAGCTTCTTCGGACTCAACAGTGATGTCTTCAGCCATCTCAACAACTTCTTCTGTTGCTTCCTGTGTGCCTAATACTTTTTCGTCTTTAACAGTCAAGTCTGTAATCCTCCTTTGCGTATCTTCTTGAACCGATTCCTCGTCAATTTTTATATTGAAAGGTACATAGAAGTATTCTTGCATGTACTCGGTTCTCGGGATCAATACTAAACCTTTATTTGTTATCGCGTACAACTCATCTTTAGATAAGTCATACATCTTGTGTTCACGCAAATCTTGAATGAGCAAGCTCATATCTACTAGAGTAGATTCTTTTGCATCAGGAATTTCTTTAACTCCCGCAAACTCATCAGATGGAGCGTTAACGAATGAACATTCACCGAACCATAACTCACCCATAGACCAGTAACACAGTTTTCCATCGTAAACTTGGCCTCTTCGGTGATCGCACCACTCTATAACTTGATTTTTCTTACAGATACTACAATAGGCAGCATCTGTATCAGCTCCAATACTTACGGTAGAATATCTACCATCTAAGACTTTTATAGCGGCATCTGGATCTGTAATCTCTGGATAGATTATAATGCCTGGTATACCTGCGGACGTTCTTTGCTTGTATTCGGCTTTAACTATCCTTCCAAGCGGATCAACCAAGATATCGTGATTAATCAGCATTGGTCTATTAAAAGGATCAGTCCAGGAGTATACACCAGAAGGTCTTTTTTCTCCAGTTTCCTTTTGGATGTAATCGGGTTTGCCTTTAAGTCTACTTGGGCCATAGAAAGTGCGATTCCTGGTAACCTTCGAGTGAATTGCTTCGATGGTTGGAATCACCACACCACCTTTGGACTCGACGAGTTTCTTCGCCTTATACGCAATCTCTTCTTGATTTGCGCCGAGAGTTACATCTACGCTCTCGGTTAAGTGAATCAATTTCATCTTTTCGGAATCACCTCTTTATTGTTACGTAACATTCACATCCGTGGTGCCAT